AGGTACTTCGCCGCAGGCGTTCCCGTGTTGGCGTAATCCTTGAAGCCAACTGTCGTGATCAGCTTCTTCTCAGTGGCTGGCTTGAGGAATGTGCTGTTCAGAGTCCAGCGCGTGGGGTTGTTGATGTAACGCGGGGTCTGGGCCTTGAGCTCCAGCTGGGCGGCCTTGGCGGCCCGGGTCATGGCAACAGCGGTGACGCGATCCAGCTTGCTGGCCACCTGCAGGCAGAACGTCTGCGGTCGCTTGAGCTGGGATGCGTCGATGGTTACGTCGAGGCCTGCGGATGCCATGGGTTCAGCGATGCGCAGGGCGCACGGCGAGGATCTGGTGGGAGGGGTGGAGGGTGGCGTGCAGCCAGCGCGCGTGCCAGCTGTTGCGGGCGTCGTGACCCACGTCCCGGGTTCGCTCAGCGTCGAGGCGGATCGTCACCAGCCAGCGGGCAGTGGGCCAGGTCATGCGACCGCCTCGAGGATCAGGGCGGCCCACTGCTCGGGGGTCAAGACCACGCGCCAGGTTCCGCCGCGGAACCGCACCAGGGTGGCCGCATGATCGGCCCCAGCGTTCTGACGCTGCTGCTCAGCGCCGCGGGGCTTGACCCGGGCCGCGGCTGCCACGTCAGCCCATGCGGCCACCTGCACCACGGTGCGGGGCACGCCGTCGAGATCGCCCACGTCATCGGCGCGGCCGGCGCCCAGCTGGCGGCGCACGGGCCAGGGGAGTAGCTGCGTTAGCAGCTCGGCGGCCTCACGTTCGGCCGCGTCTCCTTTGCGCTTCTGCGGGTTGCCCATGGGTCTGCTGAGGATTAAGGATTGATGGCAGTCTGCTGCAGCCGCTCGATGCCAGCGAGGGCGGGGTGGCGGTTGCGTGCGAAGGCCTCAGCCTGTCGCCAGTTCAGGGCGCGGATGGTGCAGCGCATGGGCCTGGCGTTCTCGAACGTCAGCAGCATGTGGAACAGCCGGGCGGCGGGGGCGCTGGTGCGTGTGAGGCCTTCGCCCACGGCATGGGGCTCGGTGGTATCGAGCCAGGGCAGGGCGTAGGACGCTTGCTTGCCGTGGCGCTCCCAGCTGTCGGGGTTGAGCTGGGCCATGCGGGTTGTGGAGGTCATGCTGCCACCTCCAGCGGGAGCAGTTCTTGGCCCTCGGCCTGCTGCAGGAACCGGGCAGCCTGCCGCGCATACTCCGGCTTCAGCTCGACACCCAGATATCGGCGGCCCATCTTGATCGCCTGATAGCCAGTGCTGCCGATCCCGTTGAAGGGGTCCAGAACCAGATCGCCGGGGTTGCTGTAGAGGGTGATGCACCGCTCGATCACGTCCAGCTGCAGCGGGCAGATGTGGCGCTCATCCTGTTCGCCCTTGGCTTGGCGACCGTTCAGCACCTTGGTCTGATTGACCTCCATCCAGACGGGGCTGGCCAGCTCCTGCCACATGCTCACCGGCAGATCCTCCGGTTCGTGGGTTACGGGGTCCGGGTTGTCGCCATCCTTGCGGAAGAACAGCATGTAGTCAGGCATCCCAACCCGGCTGCGGCTGCTGTCTTTCTTCAGCTGCTTGTAGAGCAGGCCCAGCGCTTTGGTCCGCTGCATCTCGATGACGGGATCCTTCCAGATCGTGCAGCGGGCGTGATAGATCCACCCGGCATCGCGGTGGGCACGGATCAGGTCACCCCCGAAGTCGTGGAGGCCGATGAATCCATCCTTGGACTTACGCGCCGGCAGGTCTGAGCAGTGGACGCAGGCCACCCGGCCGGGCTTCAGCACGCGCAGCAGGGCACGGGTGAAGTAGTCGTAGTGCTGCATGAACTCGTCATGGCTGCCGCAGTTCCCCATGTCCCGCTCAGAGTCTGAGTAGACGAACAGATCGGAGAACGGCGGAGAGAACACGGCCAGATCAACGATGCCCTCAGGCAGGCCATTCATGATCTCGATGCAGTCGGCCAGGTAGATGGCCCAGCTGTCGCCTTGATAGTCGGGTTTCATTTCAGAAAGTCAGGGAGGGTGACGGATGCGCTGCGCGTATAGGCCTTCTTCGTTGCGGTCTGTTGGTAGCCGTTCATGGCCTCTGCCATGGCCCGCTTCATCCGGGCATGATCAGCAGCCTTGCGCTGGACGTTGTTCCAGATGCTGGTTTCGGTGTCGCTGATGATGACGTGGCACGTCACCGGCTTGGTCTGGCCAAAGCGCCAGGCACGCCGCACGGCCTGGTAGTGCTGTTCGTAGCTGTGGCTGACGCTGGCAAAGATCACGGTGTTGGCGTGCTGCCAGTTGAGGCCAAGGCCGGCCAGCTTGGGCTTGGAGACGATCACGCGGCGATCTCCGAAGGTGAAGGCATCCAGGGCGGCCACCTTCTCCTCCAGCGTCATGGAGCCGTAGACCTCAATTGCGTCCGGGATGGATGCAGCGAGGGCCGATGATTCGTCGTTCGTCTCGCACCAGACGATGACGCTGCCGGCAGTGCTGTTGGCAATCTCAGCGGCACGGGCCACCCGGTCATCCATGGTGAGGCGCTTCTCACGGTGGATGGTGGTGGCACTGCCATCGGCGATCCTGAACAGCATCCCGTCTGGCACGTCCTGGGTGATGTCGGCCGCGACGGTGTGCAGCTCGTAGTTGAGCGGCGGCAGGATGAATCCGTCATCGTCACCGCCCAGATCGGACGGCAGGGTGGCAGTGCGGGACCAGCTGCTGACCCATCGCCAGAAGTCAGCCTGAGCGTGGCCCTTGAGGCGCCAGTTCTGGCTGGCGGTGCTGGTGTCGTTGACGAACCAGCGGCACAGCATCTCCATGCTGCCCAGGTGCCCCAGGAACTCGGAGTGGTTGCCCAGCTCCATGTGGTCGTTAGGAGCTGGGGTGGCGGTGGCTGCCAGCCGGTAGGGCGTGTCTGCGAAGGCCTCGCAGAGCAGACGCTTGGTGGGGCCTGAGAACGACTTGAGGATGCTGCTCTCGTCCAGCACCACGCCACCGAAGGCGGCGGGCTGCAGTTTGGGCAGGCGCTCATAGTTGGCGATGTTGACGCCGGGGCCCACGTCCGCCTGTTCGCGGACGATGCGGGCCTCGATGCCGATGGCCAGGCACTCCCGCACCATCTGCCGCGCCACGGCCAGCGGGGTGAGGATCAGGGAGGGCTTGCCGCTGGCATGGCTGAACTCAGCGGCGGCGGCAGACTCCACGCGGGACTTGCCGAGGCCGGTGTCTAGGAAAGCGGCAGAGCGCCCCTTGCTGCAGGCAAAGTCGAGGGTGGCCCGCTGGTGCGGAAACAGGCTGCTCCAGTTGCCATGGGTTTGAAATCCAGATGACTCGGCTGCGGTCCCCTTGCTCGCGATGAACTGGCGATAGTCGGCGATGGTTGAGCTCATGCCGCCACCTCCTCCCAGTGGAATCCTGCGGCGGTGTGGCACTTGCCCTTGACGACCGCTCCGATGCTGCTGCTGGTGATGTGGCAGGCGCGGGCGGCGGCCATGCGTGAGGGGAACACCTGGCCGGTCTCCACGCAGCGAACGGGTTTGGTCTGCTCGGCCAGCTGGAGGGGTCGGCGGGGGTAGCGGTCGAGGATCGCGGCCACCAGGCGCTCCTGCTCCAGCAGCAGCAGCAGGCGATCAGCGGCGATGCCGCCGAACTGCTCGGGGTGCTGGCGGGCGAAGGCGCGGATCCGGTCGCGCTTGAGGTAGACCCGCCCGCGGCGCTTCGCCCCGGGCTTGCTGGCGGGTTGGTAGGGCTGCAGGATGCCGTGCCAGCGATCAGCCCAGCCGCTGGGGATGCAGGGATGCAGGCCCAGGATGGTGGCGACGCTGCCGGCGGTGAGCCAGGTTCCTGTGGCGGTGGTGACGCTGCCTGATGCGTCGACGCGCTGGCGCAGGGCCGGCTCAGTGCGGCGGGGGCGGCCGTGGGCCTTGGCCCAGCGGTTGTAGAGCAGTGGCACCAGGGGCCAGGGAACGTCCCCGGCGAGGCTCAGGGCCTGCTCGATCTCGTCAGGGCTCCAGCGGTGACGCTGGCCGGTGGATCGGGTCATGCCACCACCTCGAGGCGCGCGCGGCCCTTCTTGGGAGGGTGAACCGACCAGAACGGGCGGGAGGGCTTGAGGGTGGCACTGCCGGCCACCACGGCGGCCTCCTTGGCGGCATGCAGGTTGGCCTCGAGCTCGGCGATGGTGGCGGGGTATTCGTAGGTGCGGCGGCCGGCGGACCAGCGCAGTGCCCAGCCGTTGTGGGTCAGATCGCTGTCGACCTTGCCCAAGTCGTGGAGGGTGAGCAGCTGATCGAGGAGGGCCTTTCTCTCGGACTCCAGGGCGCTGAGGCGTGCGATCACGTCCACCAGCTGATCAAGCAGCGCGTCGGTGTCTTGCGACTGCGGAGGCGTAGGGGATGCGGTCATGGGATCAGCGGCCAGCGTGGGCCACGATCGTGGCGGTGATGGTGAAGAAGAACAGCCACAGCAGGCTGTCGGGGTGACGGAGCAGGCGGAGCATCAGGGAACTGCCGAACGCCCCGGACAATACGGCTTCGTAGGCGGACTGTCTACAGCGCGAACGGATCCCCTGCGAAGTCGCAGAGGCCAGCGGCACGCGCACGCTCCTGGCGGCGCTCCACGGCCCTGTAAGCGGCCAGGGCGGCCTGCCATGCCTCCAGGCACTCGTCGACGCCGTGTAGGGCCACCTGGGTGCGTCCTGGGCGGCTCCAGATCGTGGCGGCACCGTCGAAGGTGATGCAGTGCTCAGCGGCGAGGGTCAGGTAGCCGCCCAGCTGGGGGCGCGTGTCGTAGGCGCTGGCGTCGTGACGACCCTGCGTCTTGAGGTCGAACAGGATCCGCCGGCCGGTGCCCCGCACGCGCCAAGCGCCGTCGAACGTGCCGGCAACGTTGTGGGTGAGGCTGAACACGCCCATCTCGCTGGCGATCAGCTCCACCTCCTGCCAGAGGGGATGAGTCAGCAGGGGGTCGACCCATTCGGACCAGCGCCAGAGACCGGGCCAGTCGTCGGGATGCCAGCCGGGGATCGTGGCGGCCAGCTCCAGGGCCCGGTGGACGGTGACGCCTCGCGGTTCCCAGTCGGCGCGGGTTGCCTCAATCCGCTGCATGGCGATGGGGGCCTTCTGGATGCTGAGCACGCCGGTGACGCTGACCGGGAACACGTGGGCGCCCAGCCGGTAGCGGTGGGACGGGTCGCGCTCCAGGCCCTTGAGGGGTTCCAGCCAGCGATGGGGGGCGGAGCGGAGCATGTCGAGGGAGTGCTGAGTGGTGAAAACGTTTCGTACCCAAGATTTCTTAGATACCTTGGATACCCTCTCTACGACTGCGATCTGGGGCAGTGCGGCCGAACTGGATACCCTGGATACCCTGGATACCTGCCAGGGCCCACGCGGGAGGGTATCCAGGAGATCCAGGAGATCCACCTAGGGGAATTCCGGGAAATCGCAGTCGTGGAGAGGGAGTCCAGGGAATCCAGGGAATCCACCCCCGGATCACAGATCGAACAGCTGGGCGATCAGCTCCGCCCCTTCGTCGGTGAGCCGGTAGGTGATGAAGTGGCCCGAAGCGGTCGGGCACTTCTCGCTGATGACCAGCGCGGCAAGGCGTTCGTTCAGCACCCGCCCGATCCGCTTGTAGGCCGTGAGGGCCGCGCCGTTGAGGTCGCCCTTCCGCCGGGCATCGTCGGGCACCACGCCGGCGGCCTTGCACACCTCGAGCAGGCCAGGCGGCTTGATGTTGCCGCCGGCGTGGTGGGCCTGCAGGAACCGGAGGGCCTCCTTCACGTCCGGGGCTTCCTTGCGGATCGCCTCCTCCATGCCGGCCGCGCCGGCCTGCTCCTGTTCCTGCTGCTCGACAAACGCCTCGTAGTCCCCGACGCGGTAGAAGGCGCCGCTGTCGGCGATCAGGGAGACCACCAGATCAGCTGGCGGGCCTGAGCGGGCCTCGCGCACCAGGCGCCGCTGCGGGCTGTCCTTCACCAGCCGCTGGCCCTTGGCCAGGTAGTGGAGGGTGACGATCGTGTTTGCCGCGCCGGCGATGGCGTTGTGGCCGCTGAGGGCCTCGGTGCCGGTGGCGTCGTTGGACTTGTTGCAGTGGTGGATGAGGATCAGGGTGCCGCCGGCGTCGATGATCTGCTGCTTGAGGTCGTAGATCAGTGATCCCATCTCCGGGTCGTTCTCCCCGAAGGCGCTGGAGCGGGTGATGGATCGGAGGCTGTCGAGAATGACGATGGCGCCGGGGTTGGCGTCGATCGCCTGGAGCAGCAGATCGATGTTGTGCTCGGTGACGCGGAAGCGTCGAGACCAGAGCAGGTCGGGGTGCTCCCAGATCCCCAGGTGCTGGAGCATCTGGGCGGTGTCGCCGTCGCCCTGGTCGTCGGTGACGAGGATGACGCGCCGGCGTTCTGGGGCTGTGCCGAAACCCAGGAAGTCGTCGCCCTTGAGCAGCGCGGCCACCAGGGCATTGGCGAGGCGGGTCTTACCGACCTTGGCCCGGCCGCCGATGATCGTGAGATCGCGCCGGGGGATGCAGTTCGGCACCTCCCACTCCACGGCGGGGATGGGCATGGAGAGGCGATCAGCGGCCGAGAGGGCGGCGAAGCGGTTGCCGGTGCGCTCGTCGAGCTGCTCGAGGATCAGCTGGCCGATCTCCTTCTGGTTGATCGCGGTCTTGAGCTCCAGGGCGGCGTGGGCGTGGCGGACCCGTGCCATGCGGCGCAGGCTGTTGCGTTCGCTGCCGGCCAGGTTGCGCACCACGACGTGGAAGGCGTCGAGGCGGCGGCGAAGGCCGAGCTTCACGCAGCCCCAGCGGGCCTGGCTGTCGGGCCGCTTCTTGAACGGCTGCTCAGCCGGTGGCGCGTCGGGCTGAGGCGTGCTGCTGGGGCCCGGGCCGGGCGAGGGGCTGCTGGGCTGCCGGCTGGCCAGGGTGATGTCGTGCAGCGGGCGATCGAGGCGGAAGGTGGAGAACTCCCCGTAGTGCTTGCCGGTGCCGCAGAAGGCCCACTGCTGGCCGCGGCGGGTGATGACCTGGCCCTTGCTGAGGCCGGTGGGCGGGTGGAAGGTGCCGCCGTGGAAGCAGAGGATCGTTTCTTCGGTGCTGTTGGTGCGGCAAGCGATGTGGGTGTTGCGGCCGCAGATCGGGCAGTCGCTGAGGGTGTGCCAGCCGGCTGCGTCGTCGTGGCGCTTGTCCTTGCGGCGGTTGGCGCCTTCGCCCTTCTGAAGGATCGTGTGGACCAGGCTCCACCACTCGGGGGGGATCTCGGCGATCTCCTGGGGGCTGTTGTCCCAGACGTACTGGCCCTTCGAGTCGATGTGATCGCCGAGCACGATCACCTGACCGACGCCGAAGAACACCTCGACCTGCTCGCCCTTGCTGGTGTCGGTCTTGGGGGCGGTGGAGAGGGAGGCGTGGACCAGGCCGAGGAGGGGCCACAGCTCGATCGGGACGAGGAAGGCGACCTTGAGGCGATCGGTTGCGGTGTCGCGTCGGATCAGCCAAGTCTCTGCGTCTGCGGGGTCGCAGCCGTGAGCGAGGCAGAGCTCGATCGCTGAGGCGCCGTCAAGGTCGAGCACCAGCAGACCATCGGCATCGGGCCCGGTGCGTGTGCCGACGCAGCGCACGATCCCATTCATGCCCAGGATCTGCTCGGGCGTGAAGGCCGCGGCAGACCAGCCGGTAAGGCCTGAGCCGGTGCTGGGGTTGATGGGCACCTTGCCCCCGTCGCCCCGCTTGACGGTGCCGCAGGGGAGAAGGGGCAGGCCCACGAGGAGATGTAGGCGCGAGCGCCAGCCTGTGGGGTCAGCCATGGTCGACGGTGCGGCCGCCCAGGAGTGCGGGCACGTCATCCTCGCGGAGGATCTCGTCGTACTGCTGCTGACGGCGTGCAGCGGCGCGGCGGCGGCGTAGGTCGCTGGCCATGGCCTTGGCCAGGACGTGACGGAGGGCCTCGGCGCGGGTGGTGATGGGGCCAG